TTTTTTCATACCCTTCAGCTAGTTTCACTAGTTCCATCGGTGTAAGTTCATAAAATTCCTTTGGCTTTAAGGCGAGAGGTCCATAAGCCACACTCTCTGCCCACTTCAGCCACGCAAAAAAAGAAGGGACTATCTGCCCTTCCTTGCGTTTTTTCTTTCTGCTGTTAATTCCTCACTTGCCGAATCCGTCATTTCTTCCGGAAACAGTTTGTAATATACGGCCTTACCTAAAATGCCGGACCCTGCAATACATTTAACCACGGGAATCTGAATATCTGTTTCAAGTTCTATGCCCTCCTCCACTAATTCCTGCATTTTCTCGGCATACCACTGCGGTGTACGCATTTTATGATGACGAAGTGCCACACTTAAAATGATAGTGAGCATTCCTAAATCAAGACTTTGGTTTTTGATGATGTCCCCGGCAGGCTTTCCCGTCATGCGTTCAATATCTATAAGCCTGCCGATATTTAAAAACATATACTCATTTTCGCCAAACAACGGAAACTCAACCTTCTTCATTTACCGTACCTCCAGTTTTTAGATCAGATAATGGACCAGCCCCGGAAAGCGTTCCTTTTAAGGTAGCTACATCATCGTGGGGCGTAGAAAGACTGCACTCTGTTAAAGAGGCCCACCCCATCAGATAGCTTTGATCTGGATATTCAAACTTAATATTTACCTGCTTATTATTTAAAAAAGCAGCTTCAAGAAATTTTGCTCCGGTATCTCCGGCAAGATAAACACTTTCTAAGTCAATAGACCAGCTTCTAAGTCCAGGAAGCGTTGCTTTCCAGCCACCGCTTGTTTTATCCGAAGCATCTATTTCATCTGCCTTGCGGGATAAATCACCGCTTCTCTGACCACCTACTAAGGTCCAGGTAGGTGCTGCTTCGGTAGTTCCTGTATTTACATACAAAAGATAATCTTTACCTGCCGTTGCCTTACTGGTACTAATAGGCTCAGCAAATACTGTATATGCCATTAATCTTCACTCCTTCTCATGTTCTGTACTAATACTACTAAACTGATCACTCCATTGTAGCCTGTTTCTTCCTCCGGATAAGCCTCAAAGAAATCCACCTGCTGCCGAATGGCTGTAAATTCATCTTCACTTAAATCTATCTGCTTGGTCTGCAAAAGGCTAATTACCCGGTTAGCAATACTGTTTATTTCAAACTTGCCTTTATAGGTAGACCAGATATTAAGCTGCACCGTTACTTCCACTATATCCTCGTACTTTGTGCCTGCCTCTTTACAATTAAATGCACCAAGCGTCATAAAAGGCGGTTTTGCCGTTTCCGGCACATAATCATAAACAGGCACTTTTTCATGTGCTCTAAGATACGCAATAAGAGCTTTCTGCAGTGCATTTAATGGTATACGTTTCACTTATTAAGCACCTTCTTCATACTGGACACTATCTTAGGTTCTTCTGCTTCAAAGCTTGGCTCGATAAAAGGCCTGCCTTTTCTGGCTGGTATTTTGGCACTTTTTCTGAAGATAACTTCCCCTCCTGCCGCAACGGTTAAAGCTTTTTTGTTTTTAGGGCGAACAACATGTGCCTTAGCACCAAATTCCACAATATGTGCATAAGGCGTTTTAGCCCTGACTGTTCCTTCTTGCTTACGTCTGTCGAACCCGGATTTTATGGACTTTTTAAGTTTTCCAGTTCTTTGGCTTACCTTCTGCCTTGCACCTCTGGCAATATTTTTCGTACCATCCTGCAGTGCATTTTCAATACCAAGGCGTGTTTTACCATCCCAGGCACTAATACCGTTCAACGCTTTTGTTAAATCATTACTGGTAACCTTCGCATAAAACTTCATTACACACCCTTCTCATATTCAACTATTTCTATGAAGGTGCTGTCCTTATAGAATCTCTCTACCGATACAATCTCATATTCCCTGCCCTGCCATAAAATATGCCAGCCCTTCTTGAGGTTAAGATAGGTACGTGTTTTCAGCATCACGTTATTAACGGCATTCGGAGTATCAAAAACCTGCTTGCCGGTATATTTGGACTCTTTAACTTCAACCCACAGTCCTGTCTCTTTTTCATACACAGTACCGTAGCCGCCATAACCATCACTTGTCAGCACAGGCCTTAAGACCTCAACACGCTGATTTAATTTTGCAATCCGCACTAAAATTCGCCCCTTCTTTCTGCAAAAAATAAAGAACGCAGGGTGAGCATGAGCTGCCTGTAATCTGCTTCTTCCCTGTGTTCATAAAAATAGGCAGCCGTATACATAATAGCCGTTTTGGCATTAGCTGCCATATCTAAAGCATTGGCATCACCTCTTACTACATCCATACATACTTTCTCAGCAGATTCCAATAAATGAGTAATAAGCTTATCCTCCTCATCTGAATCCACTCTGAGATACAGCTTCATTTCTTCTAATCTCACAAGCAAAATGCTCACCTACTTGTCCTTAAATTTCTATCTTTTATTCGCCGCTGTCAGCCTTCAGCTTTAAAACCTGCACGGCTTCCGGCAAAATAAGCTTTCCGTCTACACGCTCCTTAGCAAGATAAGCTACCATGCCGTTTCCTGCAAACAGTTCTCTAAGTTCAGAGAAAGAACGTACCCCACGATCACCGATGTTGTAATAGCTATAGTCACCAAAAGCAATAGCCGTAGTTGGTGCAAAAGCCGATGTATGTACTGCATAACCTAAAATTCTGTCCGGCTCACCTGCCTGATACGAAGGCTGCCACATATAGGCTCCATTATTATCTTTAAGCTTACGTAAAGCAGATAAGGTTTGGTCATTTAAAATAAAAGCTGCAGATTTTCTGTAAGGACGTTTTAAGGCATAAACCAAAGACAACATATCGTCTGCCTTAATTGCAGCGGTCAAAGTATCTGTTACTTCAGCACCGCCTGCAGCAGCCAAAAGTCCAAGAGGTTTACCTACCCCATCACCGTTTAAGAAGGCATCTTCTTCCGCATTGGCCAGTGCCTTGCCAAACTGGTCTAAAATATAGTTTTCAAGGTTAAAGGCATTATCATAGAGGAGTTCTTCAGTTACCTTAATAGCCACATGAAGCTTATGTGCATCTAAGAGAATCTGCTTAAAGGTTGCATCGCCAAAGGAAATAGCTCCGCCTTCTTCAATCCATGCCGCAGCTGGTTTAGTGGCTGCAATATTGATTTTGTGTTCACCGCTGGTAGTAATTGTCGTAGCAAGCTTACGCATAATGTTCTCTTCAGATAAGGTATCGATTAAGCGGCTGTCATATTCCTCTGGCACAAGGTAGCCGCCATCTGCATCCACGCCTTCCTGCAGGACATTACTTACACGTTTGAAGTTGGATCGGAAAGCATCCAGCATGGCGGTTTTATACGCATTAGATGCTCTGCCAGTCTTTTCTTTCATCGAAATATCTGTCTGTGGTTTAGCAGTAATGGGTGTATTCACCGCTTTAGCAAGTTCTTTATCAAAAGCCTCCTGTTTTTCCATTCTTTGAATTTCCTTGCCCAGACTGTTGATGTCTTCCATCATACGATTATAGGTCTGGTCATCTTCAGCACTCAGGGTTCCTTTTTCCGTACGCTGATTTTCCAAAAAGGCCTTGGTTGCCTCCCATGCCTTGGCTCTTTTCTCTCTTAATTCGTTAATATTCATTGTGTATTTTCTCCCTTAAATATGATCCTTTAATAAATTTAACTGCTTCATGCATTCTTCTACCGAACGCTCTTGAATAATGGGTTCTGTCTTAATGCGACATTTTTCAGTAACCTTAGTAAAAAAAGAATTTGTTACTGCTGCCTTAGAATACATCACAGAAACATCCGGTTGGTCTAAAGCTGCACTTTCAGCATTTCTTTTTAAGATACCGTCTGCAAATCCAAGTTCCACTGCTTTATTCGCATTCATCCAGCTTTCCTCATCCATAAGGTGTGCCAGTTTTACTCTGGCAAGTCCCGTCTTAATTTCATAAGCATTAATAATGCTCTCTTTAACCTCAGAGAGCATTGCCATAGCTTTTTGAAATTCAGCTTTATCTCCAGCGGCAATCGTTGACGGATTATGAATCATAAGCATAGATACCGGACTCATTAAAACCTTACTGCCTGCCATTGCAATAACCGAGGCCGCACTTGCGGCAATGCCATCAATTTTCACCGTGATATTGCCCTTGTAATTCATCAGCATATTGTAAATCTGAGCCGCAGCTACGCAGTCACCGCCAGGACTGTTAATCCAGATGGTTACGTCACCTTTATCTGCCATAAGCTCCTGTTCAAACAGCTTTGGGGTAACATCATCGTCATACCATGACTCCTCAGCTATCGTTCCGTTTAAAAATAAAGTGCGCTCCAAAATAGGTTCACTATCTTTGTTTGTGATATTTTTGTTCTTCCACTTCCAAAACTTCTTCATTCTTTTCCTCCGTTTTCTTAGATTGCTTTGCCGCAAAAATCCCTGCATCGGCAAGCTTGGTCATATTGCCGTTAATAAGATACAAATCTCCGCCTTCTTTTTCAGAGATGCGGTCAAGGTTCTCCAGCTGTCTGATGTCATTTGCACTCATCCAACCATTCTGTCTGGCAGTGGCATAGCCATTCATCCGGCTTTCGTAATCGCCCCTTAACAGACCATCCACATTAAATTTAATGAAATACTGCTCTTTCTCCGTTTTAGATAAAAGAGAACGCACCATAGCCTGCTCCCATCTGACAAGCCAAGGTTCTAAGGTATATTTCACAAATTCCAAACTTTGCTGCTCTATGTTAGAAAAGCTCGATTTTTCAAGGTCACCAACCATGTGAGGCGGTACCCTAAAAATTCGAGCTATCTCATTGATTTGAAATTTTCTTGTTTCTAAAAACTGCGCTTGTTCCGGCGATATACCTATAGGTGTGTACTTCATACCCTCTTCTAAAACTGCTATGCGGTGCGCATTGCTGCTTCCTTGATAGACTGCATTCCAGCTTTCTCTTACTTTGGCAGGGTCTTTAACAATACCCGGATGCTCTAAAATTCCTCCCGGTGTTGCGCCGTTAGCAAAGAACTTAGCACCATATTCCTCGCAGGCAATTGCCATTCCAACAGCATTCTTTGCCATTGCAATAGGACTATACCCGACAAGTCCATCAAAGCCAAGTCCCGGAATATGCAGCACATCTGATGGCTGAAGAATGACTATGTTATCTCGGCTCAGCTTGGCTTCATCCTTACCTCTCCAATATTGGTAGTAAAGCCGTCCTTTATTGTCCCGGTCAACTGTCATACGGTTTGGCATCAAGGGATAAAGTGCAATAACCTCGCCCTTGCCGTTTCTTATAATCTGCGAGTAGGCATTGCCCCACAGCAAAAGGTGTGTCATAAGCGTTTCCCTAAAGACAAAGGATGTCATTTCTGGGTTCGGCTCATCATGCAAGAGAAAATATAGCGGATTATCCACTGCCTTTTCCTTGCCACCGCTGTCCGTATAGCGATACAAGTGAAGCGGCAGTCCTGCAATGGACTCCGATAAAATCCTCACGCAGGCATATACAGCTGTCATCTGCATGGCAGACCGTTCATTGACAGGCTTTCCTGCCGTAGAACCACCGAATAAAAATCGGTAGGCACTGCCAGATGTACTGTCGGTCACAGGCTTATCCCTCGACCGAAACAGTCCCGATAGTATTCCCATAAGCATTCACGCTCCTTCCTAAAATGGGCATAAGAAAAGCACCTACCGTTTCCGACAGATGCTTTAACTAATCTTTTCTAATTTCGCTTGGGCGGATTTTCCAAAACAAAATACGTCATACTCGATATGGAAACCCCGTTTTTTTCAAATCTTCCGAACCCCCAAACTTTATCAGGTCTTAACATTAGTAGGTTGAAAACAATAAGACCAAAGAACATACCAGACAGTACCTTGTTTCTTCCACAGGCATAATAGAGGGGTTCAAAAACTGTGTCCGTCCAATCGTTGCCCGGTAACCATCCCGCCGTGTTGATATCACTCTCATCAATTTTTTCGTTTATGGCTTCAATTACCTTATAGTAGTCTTCATCAGACAGATAATTTTTCCATTTATCAAAGTCTTTTTTGTGTGGTAGTTTATCCACATACCTACCCGTATCAACCGAATATAACATTCGCACAACCTCCCTTATAGCTTTTTATACCACATGACATTTGAAGAATCTTTTCCAGTAGCTTTGACATTTGTTATCACACCTGCGGCTACTCGATTGTAGTATGTTTTGCCAAGATTAAGCTTTATGCCCTTGCTCATCGTCCACTCTACACCAAATAATGCTTTAATATTAAAAGGCATTCCAGTATCAAGACTTTCTACTTTACGGATTAACTCCCTGTAATAAGTTCCAAAATCATCTCCCTGTAAGACTTCGCTCTTGATGTATAAGGGAACAGTTAATCCATGATTATTGGCTTCAGTTTGCAATTGCTCGTATTCCTTTTCCGTGAAAAGTAGTTGTACATTAATTTTTTTCATTGTATTGACCTCCAGTTTTATATTTTTATTCTGCTGAATATTATTATTCATCAGAACAATCTTCTTGTCAATACTCATTTGCATAAATATAATATTGTTTTTTAGATGAACAAAATTCCTCGCTCATCATAAACCGATGCACCGCTGTCGGCACCGCACCGAATGGCTCTGTCCAATCCCATAATCGTAGCAATGGCACCATCAATCTTCTCTGTGGATTTTTCTTTATCTGCCTTGATATTTCCGGCAGGATCTGTACGAATAAAAATATTATCCATCATCCACCTTAGAACCGGATGTCCGCTATGGGCTAGTCTTTCTTCAAGGGTAAGCTTCATAAGTTCTTTGGTCGGAGGACTCATGTCCTTAAATCCTTGGCCAAATGGCACTACAGTAAAACCCAATCCTTCCAAATTCTGCACCATCTGCACCGCACCCCATCGGTCAAAGGCAATTTCACGAATATTATATTTCTCACCTAACTGCTCAATAAATTTCTCAATATATCCATAATGCACGACATTGCCTTCCGTAGTCTGTAAATATCCCTGCCGTTCCCATATATCATAAGGAACATGGTCACGTTTTACTCTTAAATCCAAGGTTTCTTCCGGCAGCCAGAAATATGGAAGAATGCTGTATTTATCATCTTCATCTTCTGGTGGAAACACCAATACAAATGCTGTAATATCTGTGGTACTGGAAAGATCAAGACCACCATAGCAGACTCTTCCCTTTAAGCTTTCTTCATCTGTAGCAAAGGAGCAGGCATCCCATTTATCCATTGGCATCCAACGAATTGCCTGCTTTACCCATTGATTAAGCCTAAGCTGACGAAACGAGTTTTCTTCTCCCGGATTTTGTTTGGCAGATTCACAGGCAGCTTTTACCTTATCTATGCCAACCGTAATATCTAAAGAGGGATTAGCTTTCTTCCACACCTTAGGATCTGTCCAGTCATCTGTTTCTTTCGCACCGTATATTACCGGATAAAACGTACTGTCATGTTTTCTACCATCTAAAATATCCCCCGCTTTCTGATGAGTTTCATAACAGATAGAATGTGTATCCGTTCCGGCTGTTGTTATCAAAAAATATAAAGGCTGCATACGTGCATCACCGGAGCCCTTGGTCATAACATCAAATAGTTTTCGATTAGGCTGAGTATGCAGTTCGTCAAACACAACGCCATGAATATTAAAACCATGCTTACTGTAGGCTTCAGCTGATAATACCTGATAAAAGCTGTTTGTCGGCTGGTAAATTATTCGTTTCTGTGATGCTAGTATCTTTACTCTTTTATTTAGTGCAGGACACATACGCACCATATCGGCTGCAACCTCAAAAACGATTGATGCCTGCTGGCGGTCAGCTGCACAGCCATAAACTTCAGCTCGTTCTTCACCATCACCGCAAGTAAGGAGTAATGCCACAGCAGCCGCAAGCTCAGATTTACCTTGTTTTTTAGGTATTTCAATATAGGCTGTATTGAATTGCCTATACCCATTAGGCTTTAAAGTACCAAATACATCACGAATTATTTGTTCCTGCCAATCAATGAGTTCAAAAGGCTTACCTGCCCAGGTTCCTTTAGTATGGCATAAGCATTCGACAAAATTGACTGCATAATCTGCAGCAGCCTTACTATAAACGGAAGTTTTATCTTTGAATTTTGTGGACTTATATTTCTTCAACTTTCTCAAATGCTCACTCCCAATTAAGGCATAAAAATAACCGCTTAAAATCGGCTGTACTAGGAATAGAGCCTCCTGGCTCCGTTCCTTTTTTGTTTAATTATTTTCTTTTAAGATAATCGCTAAGGCAAGCTCTGCTCCTTCGCTTTCCGGTTCTACGTCCCAACCTCGGTCATAGTTTACTACAATCTCACCATCATGCTTAATCATTACCTTGGAAACCCTACCTCCTTCAATACCGTATTCACTGCCTTCCTCGTAAACCTTGGCTTGGTATTTGTAAACCTTTCCTCTGATTAAAATTGCTCCTTCTTTCCACATGGTGCCTGCCTCCTTTTGTTTTTGTACTACATATATCACTCTAAAGGCTCATGATAGCAAGTTATTTCTGTACAATAAAGCATATCTTTTATTGCTCTCCTGTAAGGATAAATCTTATATATTCCTTACTATGTTCTTCAAGAAAGATTACCAATTCGTAGTAGCCAAGCTCGTTAGCAAGATATTGAACCATATTAGTATCAAACATATTGGTGCGGCCGCTGTCACGAATAGAAAGTATCTGCTTTTTAATCGTTTCAGTCATTGTCACCGTCCCCAATCTTTACCGCTAGGTCTTCACCGTAAACAACATTAAGACCGCTGCCATTGTCCCAATCCACCATCAATGAAGCGGTATCATCCACCCCAGTAACAGTCCCAAGCGTTCCAAGAGGCGGTGCTTGGCAGTCATCCATTCTCACCAGTTCTACCCTTGTTCCTGCAGGGTATTCTCTGCGTACTTTCTCAACAATTTCTTTATTCGGAAATCTCATCGCTATTCATCTCCTTTTTCGCACCGCTCTTAAAGGCACTGCTGCCGTTAAGGTTCTTCAGCAGAATTTTACGGTCAGTTTTATAAATTTCTCCTATAAACCCCAATCGAAGAAGGAAACAGCGGAAAGCATATTTTTCATTGGGGACTTCCTTTTCCGTGCTGGAGATGCGTTTATGTTCTCGGCTCATTTTGCAGAGGGCAGAAATGAAATCCGTATAAGCTTTGACGGTATCAGCAGCCAAGCCGTCTGAAAACCAAGGGAAGGAAATCTTATCTGCATCAATAATGATGGGAAGTTCGCTGATGCCCAGTGCCTTTTTGATAAGGCTGCTCTTGGATTCCAGAAGATTGGTAAGGTTGCCTGCAAGCACCGCATTTAATGGCATTGCCACTGTCAACCCCGCAGTTTCGTTTTTAAGTTTTTTTCCCGTAGTCCCGTATGCAGCCAATGGCTCTTTACTAGCGATTTCCGGCTGTGGTTCATCATATGCGGAACTCTCGCAGTGAAAGCCTTTTTGTTCAAGCTGTTCTAGCACCTGCTCGATTTCTTCGCTGTTTGCCATGTCGTTAAAGGTAAGATTTCCTTCTTTGGTTACTGTGAAATAGTCCACTGCATAAGCATAAGTTGGTGTTTTCTGATAAACCGCTTTGGCTCCAGTAATTTCTTCTAATGCCTTTACAAATGGTTTTCTGTCGGTGATGTTGTAAATAACTTTCATTTTGTAAGTACCTCCTTTTCTTCGGTACTACATATATCACTCTAAAAGGAATAAATAGCAAGCTAATTATGTAGAAACTTTTAAGTTATTTTCCATCGCCGCTGACCTCCAAATCCTCAAAGCGGATGGTCTTTCCATCACGGATGACCGATACAGTATCTGCAGAGCCGACCTGCTCAATATAACGCTTTACTATAACATCACAGTATTTTTCATCTAGCTCAATGGTATGACAGATTCTGCCTAACTGTTCGCAGGCAATCAAAGTGCTACCGCTGCCGCCAAACGGATCAAGAACGATGCAATTGCTCATACTGGAATTCTTAATCGGATAGGCAATAAGTGGAATCGGCTTCATGGTCGGATGGTCACCGTTTTTCTTCGGCTTATCAAACTCCCATATGGTAGTCTGCTTTCTGTCGGAGTACCATTGATGCTTGCCTTTCTTTTTCCAGCCGTAAAGGCATGGCTCATGCTGCCACTGATATGGACTCCTACCAAGCACTAGGCTCTGTTTTTTCCAGATACAAGTTCCCGACAAGTAAAAGCCTGCTTCCGAGAATGCCTTTCTAAAATTTAAGCCTTCGGTATCTGCATGGAACACGTAAATGCTGCCATCTTCTGCCATTACCCTTTCCATGTTTGTAAAAGCATCTAACAGGAACTGGTAAAACTTATCATTCTCCATATTGTCGTTTTTAATCTTTCCTGCACCGCCTTCATAGTTGACGTTGTAAGGCGGATCCGTTACAACAAGATTAGCTTTCTTCCCATCCATAAGAGTTACATAGGTTTCCTCCTTGGTGCTGTCCCCACAGACTAGGCGATGCTTTCCAAGCAACCATACATCACCGTCTTTAGAAACCGGCGGCTTTTTAAGCTCCCCGTCCACATCAAAATCGTCCTCCTGCGTATCACCATCATCTCCTGCAAACAGTTCAGCTATGTCTTTTTCGTCAAATCCTGTTAAGGCAACATCAAAATCTGCACCTTGCAGGCTCTCTATCTCCACTCTGAGCAGTTCTTCATCCCATCCTGCATCCATGGCCATACGGTTGTCCGCCAAAATATAGGCTTTCTTTTGAGCCGGAG